TTATCTATTATTGGGTATTCTGATTGCACTTAATGCTTGTGCATGTAATTTATTTCTAGTATTTTGTGGTAATTCCATCTTCTCTTCGATAACATCCCAATTAAGACGTTCTATGTATCTAAGAGTTAATAAGAGTTGCAACTTTGGATTTTTCACTTGATTAATTACTTCTAACACTTCTTTCTTAAGTTCCACAGCTTTAAGGCACGTGTCAATAATATCTTGTTTATATCGATCAGTTTTATCAATCAGAGCTTCCCAACTATCCTTATTACCGCCTTTAATTTGTTCCTTACGATAATCAATAGCTTTAACCCCTTGCTTACGTTGTTCTTCAGCTTTTAAACTACGTTGTAAGCTGTCAATTCTATCTTCATACCACCAAATACGCTCTAAATATCTTCTTTTGTCATTTCCTTCACGTTTAATTTTCATCATCCTTTGTTAACTCCTTTAATAAAGTTGCTAAAATATACATTGCTATAACTAAAGCTATCATTAGCACAACTGCGCATACACTCCAAAATAACCCCATTACAATTGATGGCAGCATTGCTATTCCTCCTTTGCACCCCAGTAAAAATAATCAATGTTATTAACATCAATTAATTCAGATCCAATCCAAATATATATAAATGAGTCTTCTGAGTCTTTAACAGCTTGAAATAACACTTGAATATTAACGTCATTAGCTTCAACAGTTAAATCTTCACCGTTATTATATTTAATTGTTAAATCATATATCGTCAACCTCAGTCACTCCTAACTCATTCAACTTTTTAACCATTTCATCGCGAATTTCTTTTAAAATATCTAATACTTTCTCCATTTGTTCATCAAAAAGTATAGCTTTATAATTGAAACAATACATAGGAATATGATTTTCTCTTTCTATTTTACCTATTACCCAGTTAATCTTATGTAATTCATCTACTAATTCATTAGCTTCTCGTAATTCTTCATAGTTCATTAAATTACACCTCCAACAATTCCTTATTTTCGTAAATATTACCAACTACATATGCTGATTCATTATTTGCTTCTAATGATAAATAGATACAATCAATATGCTTTTCACTTTCAATTACAAAACCTTTAAAAGATTTGTATTTTACTTCAAAATGCTTCTCTAATATTTCAACGATATCTCCTAAATGTATTTCTACTCCGTTTTTATCTTTTAACCCTGTATTTTCCATGAATTCAACATCTTCAAAATCGAAGTATCTATACATGTTAATACTTTCATCGTAAACCTCAACTACTTTATTATCAAACCTAATTGATTCTACTTCTAACACTTTATTCAAATATTCAACATATACTTTTGGTTGTTTCATAACTTATTCCTCCTCTGTAAACATCATCTTAAATATTTTTCTAACAATCCCTTTAAATATTCCATACAAAGTAAAAATTCCAAAAATAAATAATATTCCGTAAAAAATTATCGCTATTCCATTTTTTAAAAATTCGATTATTGCTTCCATTATAAAAGTACCTCCTTAATTAAATTCTACTGGTAACCATTGTTCAAAAGGTTTGTTTTTCTCATATACAGGTACAGTCAATACTTTACCGTCAACAAGATATACCCACAAAGGTGTAGGGGTCATTTTTATTTGTTTATTTTTTAGTAATTCTGTTATTAACTTACACGCTTGTTCATTCCAATCTGACCAGTATATTATTTTATTATTTTTACCGCTATTTAACTGTTCTTCTCCTCGGTAATCAAAGTCAATTTCATCAAAAAAGTTTTCTATTTCAACAAAACTAACTCCCCCTTTATCTTTTATCATTTTTACTAAATTTAATTTGATATTTTCTAAACTCATTAATATATACTTCCTTTTTTACAATCTTAATCATCTGGATAATCAGAAAAATATAATTCTTTTTTCCCTAAAAATTTATACATAGAATAAATTAAATTATCCATTTGTTCATACAATTCATTAATGGTAAGTACATATTTTGTATAAGCACCGTATTTCCTATCAAATTCACTTAACATTTTAGAGTTATTAAAATATATTGCCACTCTAAAATTATTTGTGTTAAGTAACATTTGTATAGCAAATAACTTTTCTCCATTTTTATCGAATATAGGAATTTGAAAACTATCTGTCCAAACATTATCAATTCCAAACTTAAATTCACACATTTCTTTTAATCTTAGAAAATCTCGTTCACGTCTTTTTTTATCGTACTCTTCAAATATACCAGTATAACTTCCGAACACTCTTCTTTTCATTTTCTACTCCTCCGTAACACCTAGCTCATTTAATTCTTTAATTATTTCTTCTTTAATTTCTTTTAGAATATTTATAAACTTTTGTTTATGTTTTTCTCCAAAACAATTTGCAGCATGTTCAGTTTCAATTTCAACATAGTTATAATCTAAAATATCTTCTATCATCATATCGATTTTTTTTGTTTCATTTAATAAATTAATCGCGTTTTCTAATTCTTTATAGTTCATCTTCTTTTACCTCGTCATAAACAAAATATTCAATCATATCTACGTTGATCACTTCTCGTCCTAAATCAACAAACTTACTTTTATGGTATCCGTGACAATAGGCGAATATTTCATTTAAGTCATTACCATTAATTGTCATCGTTAAATCTTCGCCACTTTTAAATTTTATTGTCAAATTATATTTTTTATATTTTTTATTCATTTTTATCCTCCCCAATATATATTAACGCTACTAAGTCACAATCTTTATTTTTACAATTCACATATTGTCCAGGTGACTCATCTTCTCCAACTTTAACTATTTTCACATCAATAATATACTCATTTTCAAGTAAAATAGAATTGACAAAGTAATTAATTTCCTCTACTAAAATATCTATACTAATACCTTCAACTTTCGCTACATATTTTAAATTCCTCATTTCTAAAACTCCAACCTTTCTAATTCTTTTTGAAATACTTCTAAAATTTCAATAAGTCTTTTCTTTTCTTCCTCAGTTTCAATTCTAATACCTAAATTATTGTTGTATTCTAATTGTTTAAGAGAGAAAGAAATTGTGTAACCTTTGTATTCAATAAATAGGTTATCTATATCTTTAAAATTAGCTATTTTTAATTTCATTGTTAATCCTCCTAAATTTCAAAAGGTTGTCCACCTTTAATCTCCTGTAACTGTTTGAACATTTGTAATTCTCTTATGCGGTCTTTTTGTTGTTCTATCAACCTTTGTTTTTGTATGTTTTCTTTTGCCAACATCTCAATATTTTTACTTGAAATGTATGTACCAACACTTAATCCAAAAGTGAACACAAATAACGCTATACCTATCAATATTAAAATCTTGTTAAACCCCAGTTTGAAACCTTTCATAAGTCTTTAACACCTCACTTTTAATAAATTGTTCTACATTTAAACTTAATTCAGTTTCTAACGTTTCAATAAGCATTTCTCTAGTGTAATATTTACCTAATTTAAAATCAGTCATATTATCAAGGAATTTGCTTATAAAATCCATAACCCTCTTTTGTCCAAAATTATAATCATTTCTTAATGTGTACATTAGTATTAAAATTGACTGGATGAACACATCCTGTCTTTCTTTCGCAATGTAATTTGCCATCTTTTGTTTTTCAATTTCAAACCTTATTCTTTGTTGCTTGTTCATTTTTCCATCTCCGTCAAAAAATATAGCTACCTTTACAAACATTTATTTTATAAGTTTTCATACTGTTTTCAAGGTAGCTATATATTATATATATAAGTAATTTTCTTTATATTTATATATATAATATATATAACTACTACTATATAAAGATTTCATAAAATATAGCAACATAGCTACCTCTCTTTAAAAAAACCAGTTACACCAACACTTTAAAGGGGTAGCTATATTTTAAAAACATAGCTACCTATAGCTACCTATATAGCTACCTATTTTTTAAAATATACTTTTGTAACTATTCCATCTACTTTTTTATCTTTAGTCATTAAATTAAAATGATTATTAATTTTTCTACTAAAAGCTTTGTTAGGTATACTTTCGTAACCCTCACGGTTACAATATTCAATATATTCAGTATAAATAGTACTAGATTTCTCACCTACTATTAAATCAACATTCAACATTTCTAAATACTCACTAACAGGATCGATCTCATTCTTGTATTCTTCAAACTCCTTGTTAGTATATTCATTTTCAGTAAATTTCCTATTTTTTAATACACGTTTTAACCCTGCAATACCTAAATTAATTAAGTACTCCATGCTTTCTTCTGTTATTAAATCATCGATAATAAAAGGTTTATAGTCAGGACTATTACTATCAAAATACGCTTTAAAAGGTACAATAACCAACCTACTTAATACCGCAGGTGCGTCATCTCCATCACCTAATTTAGGAATGTTATTTGCACTATAAATCAACTTGCAATAAGGTGTAAATTCAAATTTATCACGCCCTTTTTGTTCAGCTGTGATTTTTTCACCCGATACAATTTTTTTAAACTGTTCAGTATCGTATAGTTTTTTATTTGAAATATCATCACCAATATTAGCTAACTTGTTAACCATCATTGCTGTTGAAAATCTATCGTTCAAATGCTTAATATCTAGTACTGAAGTATTTTTAGCTCCTAATAGTTCTTTCAAAATATTAAGGAATGTACTTTTTCCGTTTTGCTTCTGTCCTGTTAAAATAAAAGCTTTCCTTAGTTCGTTACGCCTGTAAAACGTGTAACCTATCATTTCTTCAATTAACATTCTAATTTCCTTATTATTAACAGCTAAATTATTTAAAATTTCATCTGTTAAACTAGCATAACTTGTAGGGTTGTAATTCCAGTTAATTTTGTTAGTGATAATAATATCGGGAGTAAAACTAATAAATTCATCAGTTTTTATATTATATAAACCGTTCTTAAACGCTATATAATTGTAATCCCTTAGTTGATATTCTTGTTCTACTAATAGTTCTAACATTGCCAGCGCCTCTCGACGTTGACCTATTGTAAAATTCGGCATATATTTTGAGATAGTACGTTCTAATTCTATATTTCCATATTCATAAATTCCGTCCTTATAAACGTGTAAATTACCGTTTATTCGCTTAATATTATGATTACTAATTAAGAATTTACAGAACTTGTGATAGTTAAATTTGCCTTCCTTGTAAAATATTTCTTCTGAAAAAGCGTCATCCCTTAAGATCACATCAACCTCATTTTCTGATAAGGGTTCATCTAGTATAAATTCATTGATTAATCTTATAGTTTCTCTAACTTCTTCTTTCTCAAAATCATAACTTTGCAGCGTTAAGATATACTTAAATAGCGCGCTATTTCTTCCACTTCCCTCATGCAAATTTCCAAAATCGTAATTACTTTTAATAGGTCTTAAATATTTAGGTAAGCAGTCGTAAGTATCGCTGTCCCACTCAACAAACCTTTCAGCACCATCTTTTTTTAGTACTTGATAAGAATTGTTTAAACCTACTTTAATATCAGCTTTAATTCCAATAGCTAAATTAACGTTAGTGTAGTTTTTTGTTACACCTTTATTTTTAAAAACAAAGTGCTTTCCTCTTGAAGTTTGATAAACTTTACAATTCAGTTGTTTTTCTTCAACAAGGTTCATTAGTTTTTCAGAACTTTCTTCATCGTCTACATCGATAAGGATTACATCGTCCCTAAGTACACCGCCATAAGATTTTAGTTTCTTTACTTCTTCAAGTGTTCGGAGTTCTTCACCGTTTTTAAATTTATCAAGCGAACTTTTACCGTTCGTCTTAACGTATCCTCTATAAAGTGACTCCATACTTTTTAACCCTCCTAATCGCTTCTGAAATGTACCAATTTTCATCATAGTACTTAAACTGATTAGACACATCAAAAGAAAATACACCCTTAATAGGTCGCCCGTACCAATTTGCGAAAACTCTGTAATCTGGCTTAGCTAGTATTTGAAATTCACGTTCTTCTTTACAATTATTAATAGTTTTAGCTATCATTTCACCAGAGGTCAAATAAGCACGCATAGAACGTCTTATAATACTTTCGGTATAATTACCCTCCGAACACTCTTTAAGCTCTCCTACAGCCTTTATTTCGTCCCCTATGAGCAAATAATTATTAACATCTTTCTGATAGATTTTATCGTAACAAGTAAATGTTAAATTATACCTTGTTAAATCTTCGAATTTTTCGCAAATTCTGTCTATTGTGTCGAAGTCATCATATTCAACAATAATTCCATCAGTATTAGTTTGAATTAGTTTAATATGAGGTTCTAGCATTTCAATTAACAAGGTGATTAATAGTTGTCCATTAACACAAATAGTATTACTTGCTCTAGGATTATAAAGATCACTAAATTTATTCTTGAAATTACCTACAATACTATTATCAGCTAGCTTGTAAGGTAGTCTTTCGGGTTTACCTTTTAATTTTAGGTTCTGTTCGTGAATATATTTAGCACGTGAGATTTTCTTAATATTGAAATAACCCAACCTATTTAACATTGTAGGATAAAAAGCCTCGATATCGATTACTAAAACGGGTTTACTGCTGCAATAAGATTTTCTTGCACCATGGCAACCGCCGTAACCGTAAGTATGTTCAACCCCTGCTATCATAGTTTTGTACTTTTGCGAATAGTTATTATTGTTCACGAAAAAGTTTCTAACGTGTGAGTATTTGAATAATATATCTAATTTCATAAAATCAAACTCATCTTTATAACAAGGTGTGCCACCTATTGCATAAGCAGTAATAGTAGCAATGCTTGAATTCATTAAATATTTAGGTAGTTTAAATTCATTAATCAACGCCATTTTACACTTGTAAGTGTCGATATTTTCAAAGAACGTTTCAACTACTGCCTCTAATTCAGTTTTAACGTTGTAACTATTCATCTTGTATTTAATTGAATACTTATCCTTGCAATCATAAACTGTAACTACATTCTTTAAATGGTCCGCTTGGTCGTACGTTATCCAGATTTCCTTTTTATTTCTTTTGATAAACTTATCTAAATCATCATTATTATCTATGATTAAATTTTTCTTTGTATTAAAATCAGCAATGTGAAGATCACTGTTTTTAATGTAATAAAATATCATTGTTTACCTCCGTGGAGGTCGAGGGCGGTTAACCCTCGAATACCTCTAAAATTTTATAAGTTTTAAAGCCTTTTTTGTTCTCACCATATTCAAGTGAATATTCTAGTGAGTTATCTTCAGCAAATTCTTTAATTTCATCAATTAAGTTTGCATACTGTGCGAATGATTCAAACGTTACTTCAATTTCTCCGTCAGATAATTTTTCAAGTAATGGCTTAATAATCGCCAGTTTTTGTCCTTTGTCCACTAGTTGGTATTGGAAAATTTTGTTATTCTCATAATCTCCGCTTAAAATTGTGTACCAAATTTTAACCATTGGTTTGTCGCTCTTACTCATAGTAAGTTCTAGTTCTGATATTGCCACCTCATAAGTACCCGGGGGAACTTCGTCAAATTCTCCACCGTTTTCAATTGCTTTTTGAGTGTCCTCTTTTAATCCCTCTAAATCTGCTTCTCTATCATATTTGCTAAAATCGATTGCCATTGTTCTTATTCTCCTCTACGTCTTCTTCTAGTTTTAGTTTCTGTTTTTTCTAATTCTACTTCTTCAGTAAATGGGTTAACTACTTCATTTCCCTCATCATCTGTTACTACAAATAATTCTTCTTCTGCTGGTTTAGTTTTACGTCTTCGTTTTGGCTTTTCTTCCACTACTACCTCTGTTTCTACAGTATCTGGAATTGAAGTGTCTGGCGGTGTAGTTTCTTTAGCTACCTCTTTAACTACCTCTTTACTTTTAACCCCGTCTTGTGCTTCAATAAGCGCTTCTTTAAACTCATTCATATCTAGGTCGATTAAATCACGTTTAAAATTAAATCTACCTCCACCAAATGCATTATTTACTTTCTTCAGTTGTAATTTACGTTTACCCTCTTCATCGATAAACGCCCTAACAGTTAAATCAACTGTACCTGATAATACGTTGGCTGTTTTGTCATCGATGTTAGGTGTAAAAATAGTTCTAGTATTTCCGTTTCTTAGTTTAACTTCTTCACGTTTTTCTTTTGAGATATAAACTATTTGATATCCTAAACTTTTCAAACGTTTCATAGCAGTATTAAATTCACTACTTACCATTTGCCATCCTTTACCAAATCCACCATCAGATTCATGTTCCCAATTGTACTTATCGAAAATGTAAAGCCTACATAAATCTCTTAAATCTTCTACTAGGTCAATTGCTATTGTTTTAAAAGTATTCTCTTGTGTTTCTAAACTGTCGATTACTTCCAAGAATGATTCCCAACCGAATTTAGTTTTAATTAATCGCCCCTCTTGTTTCTTCTCATTCCTAATTAGTACAAACGGGCTTTCAGTATTATCAGTATTTCCATCTGTGTTGATAAATAATAGGTCCTCAAATTTATCTACAAAAGTTGATTTCCCAACATAGCTATCAGCATAAATCCATAAGTCTGGCTTTGTGTCAATAACCTTTTCACGTTTTTTATTTTCTGGTAATTTAAACATATAATTTTCTCCTCTACAATATTCGCAATGTGGATTATTACACTTTGGAAATAACCCCTTAAAATCTGTATTTTCTATTTTTTTAATAATTTTAAAAAACTCATTTACTTTTGTTTCATCATATTCAACATATTTAATAAATGGTTGTTCTAAACTTGCTACAATTCTTTTTCTAAAACCGTGCAAGTCTTCTTTTGTTTTTTGTCTGATAAAAGTTTTTGGAATAAAGATATAACCTAAATCTTTTACTGGTTTATTAAAGATTTTTTCATAGTAGTATTTATAAATATGTAACTGCCTTGAATTTAAGTAATTTTCAACGTTATTTGAGTATTTAAAATCAAAAATACTTACGCTACCGTCTTTATTGTGGATAACTAAATCAATAAACCCTAAGAAGTTATCAGTTGATATTTCAACCTCATACTCACAATTAAAGGCATTTAATTTTCTGATTACACGGTCAACCTGCACATTCATTTTAATTAATTCATTAACATGAAGATCAGTTATTTTTGGGAAGTTCTCAAGGTAAATCTTTTCAAAGTCCTTTCCCTCAATTCCACCGTGAACTGCACTACCTATTATTAACGGGTTATTAGCTTCAAGGTTAGGTATTGTTTCTATTTCAAAAATATACTTAAATTGAAAAGCATACTTACATTGTTCAAATAATGAAACCCTTGAGTAACTATAGCGCATATACTCTTTTTACAAAGTCGTTCATTTCTTTTAATGTAGAATCAACTAACTTTTCTTTCAATTCCATTTTTCTAAGCGATATTGATGATTCGCTTATTTTATGTAGTAAAAAGTTATTAGGTTCATATTTTGAATTATCATATTCAACAAATACTGCTAGTTTGATGCCATGACCTGTTAAAACTGTAACGATATCTCCAGCTTTTAAATCATTAAAATCAGTGTAAAAACTATACATTTTATCAGTGTAATCTCCAAAATCCTTTTGTATTTGTACTCTTGCTTTATTCATTGCATAACTCCTCTATTAATTTTTTAAATTTCTCAAACCCGCTAGGATAAAGCACCATCGCTATTCCTCCAGCGTTTTTTATTTCTTCGATTTTCTTCAGTTGTAATTTGCTAGGCTTTCCCGTTTCACGTTTTACCTCAACACCTAAAAAGTAACCATTGCAGCAAATTAATAAATCGGGTGTGCCTTTAATTCCAAAATACTCAGGGTTGTATTTAAGGAAATAACAGCCTTTTTCTTTTAGGAATTTCTTTATTTTGTTTTCAAATGCTTTCTCGCTCATCATCGTTCATCACTCCATCCTACCAGCCATGCTGGGTTAACATCATATAATTTAGCTAGTTTTTCAACCATATCTAACTTTGGTAAACGGTGGTTATTTTCAAATAATGATAATGAGTTTTGGTCTATAAACACCAGTTTACAAACTTCAACTTGTGTTAAGCCTCTAGCTTTTCTTGCTTCTTTCAATCTGTTAATCATTTCAATGTAATTCTTAAACTTTCAGAGCGTTTTGTAACTTTTGGATAGTCCTCTAATAGTTCAGCATACGCTACTGGTTCTTTCTTTTGAAATTCTTTTAAATCAACTGATACACTTTCGCTAGGGTTCGTTACCATGATTTTTATAAAATCATTGTCGATTGATTTTACACCTGCTTTTAACATTTCTTGTAAAATTTTTTCTTTAGTTTGTTTTGATAAGTATTCTAAATTTTTCTTTTCTTCTTCCAATAACCTTAACTGTTTAAAATCTTCTAAATACTTATTTTCGAATTCTTGTATTGAATAGCTCATTTGTGTAATCTTCTCCTCTTTCTAGTGCTTTATAAATATCTTCTTCAATCGAATCTTGAACAACTAACTTGTAATAAAAGCAAGGTTTCTCCTGTCCTATCCTATGTATCCTTTTAATGCTTTGCATATAGTCCTCACATTTTTCAGTTGGTGAATAAAAGATCAGGTGGTTTGCTTTTTGCATATTGTGTCCTTTTGCTCCTGCTTGATATTGCATTAATGTGATTGAATTATCATATTTTTTATAATTTCTTTTATCGACTATATCTCCGTTAACGTAAGATATCGGCCTATCTTTTGGAATGCAATTTTTAATCGTTTCTTTCTCATGATTGAAGTTGTAAAAAATTATCAATCTTCCCTCGGTTGAGTTGATTATATCTTTTAATTTTTCTTTTTTGTTTTCATTGTGAATACAAGCTAATTCACGTAAATATAATCTTTGTTTTAATTGAGTATCGCCCACATATTCAACTTCGCCGAATAGTTTACTTTTAAATTCAACTACTGCATGTTTCTCAAATTCCTTATAATATTTATCGTTTTTAACTTTCACTTCAATAAAGTTTTGTTTTGGTAGGTCAAAAACTTCTTCTGTTTTCATAAACACGCAACCATACTCACGCATTTTACGTTTTAATCTATCTACGTTTTTATAAGGTTCACTTTTATTAATTTGATAAAATGTTCTTCCGAATCTTTTCAGTAAAGTTCTATTTAAAAATTGGTCGTAAAATTTATTTTCTTTGATTTCCCAACCTAATAAATTAAGTTGTGTCCAAAGTTTCTCATACTTACCGCTGGTAGGTGTACCGGATAATAAAATCAGATTTTTAAACTTTAACTTTTGTACCGTCTTCGATATGTTAGTTTTACTGTTACCTAATACTGAACTTTCATCAATAATCAATGTAAAGTTTTCTAGTTTTAAGAGTTCCTTGTAATTTTCACGATAAGTTTTTTCATAATTAATTACAGCTACTTTCTTGCCAGTATATTTAAGGTAGTTTTGTAATATTTTTACGTTAGTAATAGCAAATACTTTATTTTCGTAAAACTGTTCAAAGTGTTCACTCCAATCACTAACTTTTGAATTTTGACAAATAACTAATATCACATCATTCTGGTATAATTTAGCTTGCTCACTAGCTACGAATGTTTTACCTAAGCCCATATCGAGATAATACGCTACACGTTCTCGGTTATTAGCTTGTTTAATTGCTCGCTCTTGGTGGGGGAGTAATTTAATCATCGTTTAAATCTTCCAACATTTTAAGCATGTATTTAAGTTTTAGGTCCATAACTTTAAGTTTTACGAATTCTTTTGTCATTTCACTTGCTAAAAACATTTCATTTGATACCGTTGAATCAATTCCCTCAAGTAATAAGATATTAATTGAAGTATCTAATTTATCTTTTGAGGCTTTTAAAATTTGTAATATTTCTAAAATTTCTTTATCTATTGTTACTTGCATTGTTCGTTCTCCTTGTTGTTAAAAGTATTAGTTTGTGCTACCAAACCCACCATTTCTAGTATCGTTTTTGATTCTTACACCATGTGTAACTGGTAACACTTTGTTAAATATTCCCTGGGCAATTCTAGTGCCTTTCTCAATCGTGATATGCTCATTAGTTAGGTTGTTAAACTCAATCATTATGTGTCCCTCATTCTTAGGGTTGTTATAATAATCAGCGTCTACGATTCCTACACCGTTACTCATTATTAATCCTAAGTTTACTGGTATGCTACTTCTTGCGAATATTTGTAAGTATTCATCATTTTGCATAAAAGCTTTAACTCCAGTAGGTACTAACGTTGCCTCACCTTTAAATCTAAAAGCAGGTATTCTGATATCAGCGCTAGCTATAAAATCAACTCCTGCGCTATGAATTGTGGCTTTAATTGGTAATTCACCGTTCATTCCCTCAATTAATTCAAAACCTCGCATTTTTTGGTCTCCTTTCAATTTGTTTAAATCTATATCTAAAGCCTTAGCAATTTTAACAATTTCATCTAGTTTGATACTTTTATTATTTCCATATTTCAAACCATATACTTTTGAATTGGTAACGCCACTTAATCTTGCTAAGTCAGTATTACTCATTTTCAAATGTACCATTCTTGTGAATACCATCTTTTTGAAATCTTCTATTGCTAAGTTTTGTTTCTTCTTACTCACTTTCCAAATCATCTTCTTCACCATCTGGGAAAGCGTACTGGCTTCGTTCATCAAATCCAACGAATATAATTCCAAGTACTCCTATCAGTATTCCGAAAATTCTTGAGAACTCAATGTTTGCCATTATCATCATACAAATAGCAACAGTTGTAAGTATTAAATATAAAGTGTTGAATTTTCGTTTTCTCATTTTATCCACTTTGTTCACCTCTAATTACTTTTAATTTATCCGAGTGCTTACTAAAGAATTTGCTTAGAAAGCTTTCTAAATTTCCCAACGCTACATCTGATAGTGGCGCGTTGGTTGTGATTGTAACTTTCATTCAATTGCCCCTTTCTATAAAGTTTAAATAATTTAAACTTATAGTTCAAAAAAATATGATGGTATTTCTGATATTGGTATTTGTAAAATCTTACAAGCTTTATTGATCTCTTCGGTAGTCCAAATCCCGTCATCTTTTAATTTCTTGACTAGAGTAACGTTTGACATTCCCATGAGGATAGCAAAGTTTATATTAGCTTTACAAACATCAGTGATACGCTTTTGTAACTTCGCATGTTTATTGCGTGGTGCCATATATTTCACCTCCGTTCTTTAGTTTTAAGTTTAAATCATTTAAACTTTGTAACTTAATTATACAGTTAACTTTTTTAAAAGTCAATACTTTTTGTTTAAATTATTTAAACTTTTTTCTTTACTTTTTTTCTTCATTATAATATAATGAAAATATAAATAAAGAAAGGAGGTGTCAAAAAATGAAAATCGCAACTCCTAACGATAGGTTAAAGCAAATAATGAAAGAGCGCAACCTAAAGCAAGTTGACGTGGTTAAAATGTCTGAGTATTATCAAAAGGAATTGGATGTTAAACTTACAAAATCTAACATTTCGCAATATATCAACGGAAAATCTAATCCAGACAATAAAAAAATCCAACTCCTCGCCAAAACTTTAAAAGTATCTGAGGGTTGGTTATCTGGATATGACGTTAAAAAAGAATTAGTGGTTTCTAAAAGTGAACTATCTAACCATTTTGATAAAATATTTCAATCTGACAAAATAAAGTTAGACTTAGACTTTGCAAACCAAAAATATGAAAATCAAGAACATAAATTAACATTTTTAGCTTTATTAGAAAACTTCGATAAATTAGAAGAAGATAAGCGAAAGAACTTATTACATTATTCAGATGTACTGTTAGAATCTACTTACCAAAAAGATGAATATAATATAGTGGCAACTATGTTTGATAACTCAATGGAACCTACATATTCCGAGGGTGATAGGTTAATGGTTAGTTTTGGTTTTGATTTCAAATTCGGTGAGGATTATTTAATTGAGTATAAAGAAGATATTTTAATTAGGAGACTTTTCTTCGAAAATTACAAAATATTGTTAGTGCCGTTAAACGATAATCACCCAACAACAACTATAATTTTACCTTTAAAAGATCACTTCAAGATAATAGGTAAGATAATAGGTAAAATAAAAACAAGCCCTTAATATAGGGCTTGTTATCACAGTATATAGGTATATTATACCAGAAAGGATATTAATATGCAACGAGTAGCAATTTACGCTCGAGTATCAACTCAAGAGCAAGCTGAAAACGGTAATTCTCTTGAGTTCCAAATTGATAAGTTAAAAGCATACTGTCAACTGCATGAATATAAAATAGTTGGTGAATATGTTGACGCTGGAGTAAGTGGTGCAAAATCAGAACGACCAGCATTAAATAAGTTAAAGAAAGATATCGATAAAATAGATATTGTGTTAATCTACAAATTAGATAGATTATCCCGTTCAATTAAGGATACCATGTATCTTATCGAAGACTTGTTTAAACCAAACAACGTTAACTTAATTAGTTTATCTGAGAATTTTGACACGTCACAAGCAATGGGAATGGCAACTATAGGTATGTTATCAACGTTCGCACAATTGGAGCGTGAGACAATTAAAGAAAGAATGATGGCAGGTAAAATTCAAGCTGTTAAAAATGGTAAAAATATAAATAAAACACCTTTTGGATATATAAAAAAAGACGGTCAACTAATCAAAGATGAACGAACTAAAGATTGTGTTGATTTTATTTTTAAAAAGATGTTAGAAGGAAAAAGTTTACATGAAACAGTTAAATTGTTAGAAATGAGTGAGTATAATAATTTAAGAAAATGGAGTTTTGTTTTTATAAATAGAATGACTAAAAACAAAGTTTACTGCGGACACACAGAGTCGCTAGGTGAAATAATTAAAAACACACATGATAATTATATTAACGATAAAGAATATAAATATATAAACGAACTCCTTTTAGAAAGAAAAACACACAGCTCTAAAAGTCAGAGAAATAAGTTGCCTGCTATATTTCGTGGACTTATCTCTTGTCCTAATTGTAATCGTAAATTAACACCTTTTACAAGAAAAAGAAAAAATGGCGATAAGACTATGTATTACAGATGTAACAACTGCGCTTCGGAAGGAAAAAAAACAATTTCTATAACCGAAAAAGTGTTTGAAAAAAAGCTACTTAATTTTTTAAAATATGATTTTAAAATTGAGTTTAAAAAAACGAAAATAGAAAAAAAAGACTACTCAAAAATATTGAATAATCTTGAAAATAAAAAGTTTAAACTTCAAAAAGCGTGGTTAAACGAATTGTTAACTGATAGGGAATTAGAAAAGTTACAAAATGAAGTTAATGAACAAATAAAATCAATTAAAGCCGAAGAGCAAGAATATAATTTAATGGTTGAAGATTCTGAAAAACAAAGCAATATAACTGGAATTGTATCTAATTTTGAAAGTTTATATTTAACCATGAACGTGGATGAAAAAATAGAATTTTTGAACACTATTATTAAAAATATAGTAACTGAAGAAACAGTAAAAAAAGTGAACATATACGATAAGCATACAATCAACATAGTTGATATTATTTTTAGGTAAAAAAATACATTCTCTTATACGTTAGTATTAAATAATGATAAACATACTCTTACAGGATTTAAAAAAGCTACTTACACTACTCGTGAAGTAAGCGAACTTCAATAATAGAAGGGAGGGAGGTGCGGTCCAAGCCGCACCTTTTTTTATGGACATACTAAATTTCATCAATACTGTAGGTTTCCCTATCTTTGTCGCAGTGTTTTTCCTCTTAAAATTAGATAATACTTTACAAAATATAGGTAAAAGCCTAAATGAACTTACTCGTATCATAGAAACAAAGTTAAATCTTAATATAAAATAATAATTTAAAATAAGGAAGTGCTTATTATGACAAGTCAACAAACAATGGTTAACTGGGCAAAGGATAACGTCTATAAATGGATAGACATGGACGGAATGTATGGAGCACAATGTGTTGATTTAACAATGGCATATATAAAGAATTTTGCCGATTTTCAAATCTATGGTAATGCCATCGATTATCTAACTAACCCCATTCCTCCGGGCTGGAAAAGATATTTTAAAGGAGATACTGAAATAGCTCCTGGGGATATTGCAATTTGGCATTGGGGCGATTGGGATAAATACGGTCATGTCGGTATAGTTATAGAGATAGAAGACGGTCTTATCACGTCTGTAGAACAAAATGTTGATGGCACACCTGAACGTGGTGGTATTGCACGTATTATGAGTCGTGGTGATACTTACCTTGCAGGTTTTATTAGACCCAGTTACAATTCTAATGAGGAGTGGACTAGAGTTCAAGAAATCGGCTGCTTTACTGTAGAGGTACCATCTATAAATGTTAGAAATAAACCGAGTAAGCTGGGAAAAATACTAAACAGTTATTATAATGGTGAACGTGTCTACTACGATAGCTACGTTATAAAAGAGGGATTTATTTGGATTAGTTATATCTCATATTCAAATGATCGTCATTATATAGCTACAGGAACTCACAATGGAACTGAAAGAACAAGTTTTTGGGGATCCTTTAATTAA